TGAGAATCTTGTTGTCGAGCACCGCAAATGCGACACTGCACAGTTCAATGTCCACACCCGTGTCCTGACTCTTCCCAAGTGGGAAAAAGCATCTCCCACTATCTTCGACCTTCTGGTTGCACATGAAGTCGGTCATGCTCTTTACACTCCTGACATTAACTGGATTGCTGACCGTAAGATTCCTCCCAACATTGTGAACATTGTTGAGGATGCTCGCATTGAGAAACTGATGAAGCGTCGTTTCGGTGGTCTTCCTAAGATCTTCTACCGTGGATATTCGGAGATGCAGCAGGATGACTTCTTTGAGTTGAAGGATGATGATTTGAGCACTTATAGTTTTCCTGACCGTATCAACCTTTACTTCAAGGTCGGTAACTTCCTCGATATCCAGTTTGATGCCGACGAACTTCCTATCGTCGAGATGGTAAAGAATGCCGAGACATTTGATGATGTCTTGGATGCTGCTGAGGCAGTTTATGAGAAGTGCAAGAAACCGGAAGATACTGTTCAAGAGGATGTTCCCGCTCAGATTGACCCTTCTCAATCTGGTGGTGGCAGTGACTTCTCTGATACTGAAATGCCCCAAGATTCTTTTCAAGGTGAGCAAAGTGAGGAAGGTGAGCAGTCTGCATCTGAGCAAGATTCTGAAACTAACGATTCTGGATCTACTGTTCCTACTTCACAATCTTCCGATCAGGATACTCAAACTGATCAAACTGACAATGGTGCTGGTAAAGGTGATGGCACTGAAACCCGCACTGACAGCACTTTGAATCGCACATTGTCAGAACTCAATCAAAAGCATTCTCCTGAAAATACTTATCTGGAGTTTCCAGATCTCATGATGGAAAATGTTATTGCATCGAACTCTGAGATTCATGATTACATCGATCAGGAGTTTGCTGCTCAACTAAAAGCACAACCTGAATATTGCGGTCAATCTATTTTTGGTTCCGCAGATTCTGAGTATCAAAAATACAAATCAGAATCTATCAAGGAAATCAACTATCTTGTCAAAGAGTTTGAGTGCAAGAAGTCCGCAGATGCCTATGCCCGTGCTACGGTGTCTAAAACTGGTGTCCTTGATTGCACCAAACTTCATACCTACAAGTACAACGAAGATCTCTTCAAGAAAGTCACCACGATTCCTGATGGTAAGAATCATGGTCTGATCTTCATTCTTGATTGGTCTGGATCGATGGGTCAAACCATCATCCAAACTGTTAAGCAACTGTTTAACTTGGTCAACTTCTGCAAGAAGTGCAACATCCCCTTTGATGTTTATGCTTTCACGCAAAACTGGAAAATTAACTTGCAAACTTCTTGTAATGTCAAACCTATTGCTGGTAAAATCAAGGTTGATGATGACTTCACACTCATGAATATTCTCACCAGTTCTGTGAGCAATCGTGTGATTGAAAAGCAGATGAAGAATATCTGGCGTGTTATCTATGGCATCAAAATGTGGACTCCTTATAGTTATCCTGCTCGTTTGACTCTTTCTGGCACTCCTCTTAACGAGACGATGTGTGCTCTCCGTAAGATCATTCCTGCGTTTCAGAAGAAAACCGGACTCCAGAAAACTCACTGCATTGTCCTGACTGACGGTGAAGGTAACACCCTTCAATATCACAAGGAAGTCACTCGTAAGTCATATCATGACGATGGTGGGACTTACACTCAAATCGGCACTTCTACTGCCTATTACACTGATGGTGAAGTTTTCCTCCGCAATCGTGCCACCGGCAAGGTCTATCTATTTAAAAAGCATCACGCACATTCCCATCAAGACACTCTTCTCAAAGCACTTCAAGATGAGTTTCCAGATGTTAACTTCATTGGATTCCGTATCCTCGATAGTGGTCACGAAGCAGGTAAACTGATTCAGGCATATTGTGATTATGCAGAATCTGAGAAGTTGATGTCTTCTTGGAAAAAGAATAAGGTCTTCAGCATCACTTCTAGTCCCTACAACAGTTACTTCGGATTGTCCAACTCTGCTCTGCAGAACGATGTTGACTACCTTGACAATCTGGATGACGGTGCAACCAAGACCCAGATTCGCACCGCAATGCGTAAAACCCTTGCAGGTAAGAAGATGAACAAGAAGATTCTCTCCGAGTTCATCGATCTGGTTGTCTAATGTGCCAGTCGGCAGAGTGTCCACTCTGGACACTCACCACCCCCATCCATGCCCTATACTTACTTCAGTTCAAACAAACCCACACAATGATCACCATGACTCAAGACCAAATCATCAACGAACTCAAGTCCCTCTACGGCAACGAGATCACCACCAGTGATGTCAATGCATACTGTGCCATGCACGACGTTTCTTATCCCACCATCACCCGTCGTCTTGAGCAATACAAGACCAGTCGTGGTCGTTGGAATCTTGAAGTGACCGAAGAGCGAGTCCAGGAGATCGAGACCGCTTTCAATGCTCCTTCTGTTGTTCCCGATCAGGAACGTGTTGCCTTTATTCCCGAGAAAGACCAAACTTTCATCCCGTTCGGGAACTTTTCTGACCTTAAAAAGATCATCAAATCCAAGATCTTCTACCCTGCTTTCATCACTGGTTTGTCCGGTAACGGCAAGACCCTGAGTGTCGAGCAGGCATGTGCTCAACTCGGTCGTGAGTTGATTCGTGTCAACATCACCATCGAGACCGATGAGGATGATCTGATCGGTGGTTTCCGTCTCATCAATGGTGATACTGCCTGGCACAATGGACCTGTTATCGAGGCACTTGAGCGTGGTGCTATCCTTCTCCTCGATGAGATTGATCTTGCTTCCAACAAGATCCTGTGTCTCCAGTCCATTCTTGAAGGTAAAGGTGTTTTCCTGAAAAAGATCGGTAAGTATGTCAAACCTGCTGCTGGTTTCAATGTGATTGCCACTGCGAACACCAAGGGTAAGGGTAGTGAGGATGGTCGTTTCATCGGCACTAATGTGCTCAACGAAGCATTCCTTGAGCGTTTCCCTGTCACCATGGAGCAGTCCTATCCTACTCCTGCAACTGAGCAGAAGATTCTTGAGGGTATTGCTCTCGATCTCGGTGTCGAAGATCGTCAGTTCTGCAAGATGCTGGTTGACTGGGCAGATAGCATCCGTAAGACCTTCTACGATGGTGGTGTTGATGAGGTGATCTCTACTCGTCGTCTGGTGCATATCATCCGTGCCTATAGTATCTTTGGTAACAAAGAGAAGGCATTCAAGTCCTGCATCAACCGTTTCGACGATGAGACCAAGAGCATCTTTCTGAGTGCTTATGACAAGTTTGATGCCGACTTCGATCCCAATGCTGTAGTTGTTGAAGAAACTAAGACCACTGAAGATGGGTCTACTCCATGGGATAGCACTATTATCAATTGACAAGCAAGCAAAAACATGATATACTTGGGAGAGGTAATATGCTTCTCCCTTTTTTATGGACAATAAACAAAATATGACAGAGGTAGCAAAGAATTTAAATAAAAATCCGGTAAACCTTCCAGAAGAACTTAAAAAACTTCTTAAACAAAATGAAGATGTTGAAGAAGAATGTGCTGAATGTTATTCTAGTACTGCAAATAGTTGGATGAAAATGACACCAAATATGCCAGAAATTTTAAGAAAAGATCCCCGTGAAAAAGTAGAAGAACGACTTGAAAACCAATACGAGTTGTATGAGGAATATCAAGACGAACATGTAGAACGAGTTCAACAAGAAATTATCAGAGACAATACAAATGGATTTTGGAAGTATGAAGAAGATGAAACTCTGAAAGAACTCCAAGATTATCTTTCTGGTACTTATAGATCTCACTACACTTCTCAGGAATCTAAGACACAAACACTTGATTTGATTGAAAGTATTGGTGATGCAGAAGCTTTCTGTAGATCAAACGCAATCAAGTATCTTTCACGGTTTGGTAAAAAGAATGGAAAGTCCAAACTTGACATTTTGAAAGCAATGCACTATTGTGTTCTTCTCTACCATTTTGCTGGACTCCATAAAAAATCGACTGATAATTATGAAACTTTCTGAAAAAACGACCAATATCCTTAAAAATTTTTCAAATATTAATACTTCTATTCTTTTTAAAGAAGGAAATGTAGTTCGTACAATTTCCAATAT